TTTCTTTGACTGCTAAACAGCCCGTTATACGGTAGCCTAGTCTTTCGTAAAGTTGCCCAGTTCGTTCAGAACCAACCTCTGTGCTAACTCCAACAGAGATTACTTTAGCCCCTAAAGAGAATGCCCAGGCTTCGAATTTCTTAAGCATCCTTACAGCCAATGTACCACCCCTGTGATCTGGGTGAACATAAAATGCGAGATCAGTTGCCATTAAGTCATGTCCGAAAAAGTGTTCTGTGACCATGCCTAAAACCATCCCAACTGGTTTGTCATCCTTCTCGGCAATAAATATCCCCCCTTGTTCAGCCAAACCAAGTCCTAAGTGCATAAGTTTGTCTTCATCGTAATCCATATCGCGGAACCTGGGACTCTCTTTGTGCATTTCTCTCCCAAGCATAATCAATGACATTATATCATCGGTATCACCTTGTCTTATTTTAAGCACTTCCAAAATCTACCTCCGAAGTCACAGATAAAATGGTCAACGGTGAGGGATCGGTTTGTCGAATAACCACCTGGCCACCACGGGTCCATGAAGCATCCAAAGAAATCTCTATCTCGTCTGACACTAATGCGGTTGCTGTCCCATAAGGCTCGCTCGTTCTTTGAGCATAAGCAACTAGATGTTCATAATCAGGCCCAATCCACGAAGGACCTCTAGTAGTATCTACCCTTAAATGTACTTTTGATACAGATTTTGGTTGTCCTTGTCCTAGCCCGTCAGCTTTTGCTACCACAACAGGGAGCGTTTTCATATCAGAGGTATAAGATAGCCCAATATGTATTCTAACAGCACCTTGCGTTAATGTGATTTGTCCAGCAGCTGATACAGTCTGTTTGGGATGCACCGACCCATCTGCATAGATAGCCACAGATTCTCCAATTAGGTGATGCAACCCATTCACAACAGTGATTTCTTTTCTTGCTTTGCCACCTGATACATAAGTAGCATACCCACTACCATCAACATTAGCTGGAGTTGACGCTACTGTTTGCAAAGCAAATGTATTAGTTGTTGAGCTTGCCACTGTATAACGGTTACCATTTAGCTCAATCATCCCAGTATCAATTCCTATACCGCCAACACCTTCTATCTGGACCACATCCCCATTAGAAAACCCATGTGATGAACTTGTTACTACTGGAGGGTTTGCACTAGTTACAGCTGTTATTGTTTTTGGGTTATCATACGAAAGTCCTGAGTCAACATGGAACGCGTCACTTACATCAGTGAATATCCTTGAATGAAGACGCTCCACAAACCTTCTATCAACCCCATTGATCCTACGTTTAATAACAGCATATAACATCTTTTCGCCACCACTCTCAGGGATAACAGAAACAGACTCAAACTTTCCATCAGTCTCATGTAGATGCCATCCTAGAATATCTGGCTTTTGTCCTGATAAATAGGTTAACCCAACTAGCTTCCCATCTGAACGAACTGACCAGATAATAGAGACGGGGACACTAGAATAATCCCAATCCGTGATAGTAAACCCATCAAACAAATGTGGGGCCACAATAGAAATGTCTCTAGGTTTGTATTTATCAGTTTCAAATGAATAGTTCATGTCGTACACATGACCACCCATGTCAGCAATAAAAAGAATCGCATCCCCTGATACAATTGGCCTTCTCTCAGAACAACCTACATAACTCTGTGGCCTTAACGCAATAGTTGTAGGAGTAAGAGCATCGGAGTTTTCAGTAAACAAAATCCACTCTGTTGCACTTGTAAATATCACAAGTTTGTCCAAAGGGACTAAATGCCTAATACGATTGAACTGCCTAGAATCAAGAGAGAACTGAATTGCATCATCATCCTGTGAAGGGATTGACTTGCTTAAGTTCGCTCCTGATCCTGCGCGACTCATCCATGTTGTTTGTGGGTTAGAGTTTGTTGCTGAGAATGCTCGCCTTTGGTCGTGATATGAGACAGTAGACGGATAGTTATCGGTTGTCCCAAATGGAGTTTGATTTTCAGGGGGAGACGTCAAAAGATCGGCAGTATAGTTATCATCAACAAATGATGTGTCAGGAGTTTGACCAATGTACCCATGTACTCCATTGTCATCTTTGTAGACGTTATACCGAACCGCTCCGCTTACAGCTCCCCATGAAACTGTGTTTTTGTTGCCAGAAGTAGTTAGATCATTGGTAAGGGAAACCTCTGCTGACGCCACCGATTCCTCTAAAATGTCAGACTCTAATGCTGTGACCACATACTTATAAGTCACTGTTCCAGTCCCAACGGTTGCAGCAACTGAAACACTCCCTGGTGCTGTAATACTTGGGGCAAATGTAATGGCAGATAGAGTCCAGCTAGTTGATCCTAACCTCTTTAGCTCTCTTGGAGCATATGAAGGATGGCAAAGCGTCATTACATCTGCTGATTGCTCATACTGGAGAGAGAACAAGTCAGCGGTTACATATGGAGTCACCAGGGTAAACACCCTTGAAGACGTCCCAGCCGAGCCGTAAGTAGTATAAGCGGAAGAGTTGACGTTCCCATCTTGCAGGTCAGTAATCTCAAATGTGTTAGTGGTTTTGTTTTTTATTTTAAAGTATCTGCCATTTAGCTCAGTCATCCCTACAATAGAGCCAATATATACCTCTTCCCCATTTGAGAACCCGTGGCTACTAGCAGTGATTACGCAAGGGTTGGCTTGCGTTGCTCCTGATACAGTCTTACTTGCTTCTAGTATTGTTGCTCCCTCAGTATGTATCCTCATGTAGAGGTTGCCAAACTCTAAACAATAGGCTTGTTCTGTGTTGAATATGTAGGGAATGATTTTTGTTGAAGCTGAACCTCCGTCCTTGACTTCCTTTACAAACTGGAACCCTTGACGATTAACAAGTGGACCATGTGGAAGAGGGTAGAAGTTTTTGCATTCTGCTAATCCTGTCTGGTAATGATTGAGATCGATGCGGCCAAGCATCTCAGGAGCAATAACCCCACCCCCGAATGACCGTTGATGTATTCTTGCCATGTATGCTTCCCCTAAGTTCTAGCTTTAATCCCACTAGGTTTATAAGTTGTGAGATTTAAGTCTGTTTTGCTTAACAATTTCCCCTGGGACGCGTCAATCGCTTTTGCTTTCCCCATATTTAAGGAGTACTGCTGCATCGATATTTCTTTGATCTTAGCCTCTCTAGTAAGAGGAAGTGCCAAGTATGACGCTAATAACCATGACAAAGCATGAATGAACAAAGGAGGGTACTTGGTTGGGTCAGTGATTATTGCCGTGTACCAAAGCTCTGCTTTGTCAGTATTAGCTAGTATTATAGTACCATGAGTCTCATGGCTTTCAGTTGTATATTGGACTGGGGTGTCATATTTTTCTACTACCATTTGCCGTGCCACAAGATAAGGGTTTGGGACTGTGTACCAATACTCCCATCCAGAAGGAGCATCTCCTGATATTTGAGCTAGGAGTTGACGTCTTTTAGCGAAACCCCAGTCAAACTCAGACAAACATTCATCTCTTGCAATTGGGTAGAACTTCCCACATTGGGCTGCCTCCGCGCTCCCATCAGGAGGAACGATGGCCGTGATCTCAGCTTTGTTCCCAATGTGGCCTAATGCTAGGTTGCAAATATCAACAGCTGATGCCATTTATCTTCTCCGTTTAGGGGACTTCTTTTTTGTTTTATCTAAATCTGGGACAACCTTAGACTCGCCAACAGGCTCTTCCCAAGGATCTTTCTTTGGGTTGTAGATGTTTCCACCAGCTCTAGTCCCCTGGATATTAGAGGTAAAAGGCATAGCATTTTTCTCTGGGGGTAATTCATCATTAACATCAATCATCCAGGAACCACGATCTGATTCTTTCTCTATCTCAAAAATATCTCCAGGACGCCTTCGTTGAGCCCCGTAGTATCCCATTATCTTTGCTTTGACTTTAATTGACACAAATCACCTCTTTTTTTTAGGTTAGACCACCCAGTAAAAGACAGCTGATACTGCCCAGCCAGACATAAACCAGATAAAATTATTCCAATTTATTTTCATGTCAGTTCTCCTTATAAAAAAAAAGGGCGATGGAAGCATGGTAAGTTACAACCACCGCCCTGGAGGAGCAGACGCTACCTAAATAGCGTCAGCGTAAGACTGCCAGCTATACGCCTCTTGATCTGATAGATAAGCATCTACCGTGATCGTTGGCGATGTGCCAGCTAAAACATATTCAGCTCCAATATACCTTAGAACACCGTCACTTGGAACCGCTATTGAGAAGTTGTACCCTGCCACTAATGTTCCAGCGACAATGGCACGACTTGCCAAAACAGTACCCAAAGAAGCCGCAGCACCTGTAGCAACACCAAAGGAATAAGTCTCGTCTGCCGTGGTGAAGTCAGCTGCAACGGTCACATTAAAGTGAACGTATAAAGGTTTACCTGCACCCACTTGCCTTGCGGTTTGGGTAAGGTCTATTACATTTGTTGAATCTGCTGATGCTGTCAATGCCTGGGCATCCGACAGTTCTAATCTTGCATCTACATAGCTCATAACTGATCTCCTATAATTAGGAAGTTTATATTAAGTTTAACCAATCCCAACTAGGAAATGGTTGCTTCTGTACTGGTTAACGCATCACAACGTCTAACTGGAATACCGTCAAAGCTCATAACGTGCTTGCCACCAGCTTGGTCCATCGTAAGATTGACGTTTGTGGTATTAGCAATCTGCCGTCTAAGTGTAGAACGGATTCCGCGATTCATATAGAACGCAGGGCGTCCCTTGCTTGCATTCGGCAATAACTCAATAGCTTGAGCCATGAGGTCAGTAATATCTGCTGAAGACCCAGTTTTATCACCAGTCAATGCAGATTGATCGATGTTGCAGATACGAACTACATATCTCCAATCTCTTACAGAAAGACCACAGTCCCACTTATAGTGAGATCGATAGGCTTCCATGCGTCCAGAGTTGGATCCACCAGAAGCATCCTCTAGTGTAACTTGGCCTTTATCAGAAAACTGAAGGCCAGCTTTTGATCCTTTAGGGTAAATACCATGAACAGTATCACTTCCCCAGGAGATCAACCAGATGGAGTTATTATCAGCACCAGAACCACCACCAAGGATAATATTATCCGCATTGGCAGGACCTGAGTTGTCGTTGAATCTAGGAGCAAACCCAGTAAACTCTTCTGGGGCTGTACCTTCGTTACCATACATAACCGTATTAGCGAACTCTTGACTCATTCCTTCAATGTGAGCACGATCTTCGGTCATACGAAACGCAGAGGTGTTACCATTTAGGTCCGCTAGAGATTTATCAATTTCTGCATAAGCCTCAAGCATACCAGTTGTATCAGTAACCTGCACGTTAGTGCCTTTGTTTGGCGTAACTCCACCATACAATTTACGCCATGTTGGTGTTGGTAAACCTGCTCTGATCGTTGTGCGGTGACCAGTTGGGAGATTCCCCTCAACCCAGACCATATCGTCTAGCATTTCGTTTGTTTCGTTTAAAATCTCAACTATTGTTGCAATCTTTCCATCTGGATCAGTTGCCTTTGCAACATCTGCCAGAGTTGGGTTTGTGACAGCTAAAGTAGCCATAGTTCAATTTCCTTAATCTAAAAGGTTTAATATTAAAACCCCCAGGGATTGAATAAGTCACCATCGGTTGAGCAGTCCCATCAACTGACGTCCTGTCAACTAGAGCCATCCTTGGCCTTGATAGGACTTATTCCTTACTGGAGAATTATTGTTTATCTATGAAGGATGTGTCCCCCCATACATAATGTCCGCATGAGTTTTCTTTTTCTCCATAGGCTTCATATCTCCCTGGACAAAAGAATCTTCGCTCATTGCTTGGTTAACACGGTGAAACACCCGAATCATCGCAGGGTGATTACCCCATCCTGACTCATTCATAAGGGCTTCAACTTCCGACATCTGCTGACCTTTCATTGGGCCTTCTTGATGTAAGACAGCTTTCCCATCCTTACTAACCGCAGGTTGTGAAAATGAGTTCATCGCCTTTCTAGCACCTAACATATTTTCCGATAGACTCGCACCACCAAACTCCTTGTCGCTCATGGCTTCACTAGCCCATTCCTGACGTTGGTTTTCAATGTGGTCATCATAGGAAGATTTTCTCTCCCCTAGAATCTCAAAGTGCTTGTCTACTATCTTTTGTGCAGTTTCTGGGTTGATATTAGAATCCTTAAACAGACCATCAAGCTCTGTTTTCATGGAGTCATTAATCTCAAACCCTTCTGGGACGTTGTACTCTGATACTTGTTGCGGTTGTGCTTCTTTGCTTTCACCGACCTCGCTTGGAGCTTGGTTCTCTTGGGTTTCGGCTGGTTCCACTGTAGCTTCAGCTGTCGTGGTTTCCTGTTCTTCTGACATAAAAATCTCCTAAAAGTTGTCTAACTCCATCAGGGACTGCCTCTGCGACATCCCTGTAAACACTAAGACCTAAAGACCTTCTCCCCTCTTTGAATGCAGTTTCATTGGCGTTGCTAGAATAGGATAGATTAAAGACTCCACTCTTCTCTAACAATTTCAATATAAACCCCCTACCATTTGCCGTGGCCATGACTTGGCGTATATCTTCCAGTTCTTGGTCACGCTTTGATTTACCACCCTCTTGCTTCTTTTTCCTAACATCAGGATCGTATTCGTTCATAATTGTGTAAACTGACTAGCCACATTATCAAGTGCGGAGCCTTCTCCAGATTGTGTTTCAGATAGTTTCTTAGCAGTATCAGCCATTGCTGGCATTTGTGCCATTTGCTGTGCCTTCTGTGCCGCAGCTTCTCTTTGCTCTCGAACTATAGCAACCTGGTCATTAGCAACAATCAATGATGGAGGTATCCCTAGCATATTGCTGTATTCATCAATGATCTCGTCAGCGTTAAGTTTGTCCAGGGCATCTGGCTTAATCGCTGCCATTTGGCCAACTGTACCAACTATTCTGTCAATTGCCCCAATTCCCACAGCCTTTTGAGCCTGGGCTAACATAGAAACGTATTCAATGTTTATGTTCATTCCCTGAAGTTCTTGGGGAGGAGGAGGAAACAAGCCTTCTTCCATTGCAATCATAAAAGCGTTGTCTATTAATGGGTCAAGTAGCTCATTCTGGTTACGCTCTAACACAGGACCTAGTACAAGCAACTTCTCCTCATGTCGTTCTTCAATCTCTCGTGCGGTTATTTGTCTTCGATCAGATGAAGCCATCATCTGGAATAGATCGGTAAAGAAGGAGGAATTGATTCTTCCTCTCACATCCTGGATATCTTCTAGTAGATGCTGTAAGTTTAACTGGACCTCAAAAGCAGAACGTATCCCTCCAGTGGGAGCTGCTGGGTCATAGTAACTAATCCCACCAGGGAGAACATCCTCACTCCCTCTCAGTGCGGTTGGCACTTGTAGAGGAGGGTCAGATTGATAGTCAATCCCCTTGGCTTTCTTTAGCTGGTCATCTTGAAGTTGTAGAATATCACCCAATGCTGTCATCCCTGGACAATCTGAGCCATAAACATCACCGCCTCTTACAATCCACCTTGGTGTAAGCCCTGGGAACTGCTTAAATCCAGATACTCTTAAAGTTCCATTTTCATCTGCATCAGACTCTATGAACACTGACTCAAAAGGGAAATTAATGTTATCAGCTTTAGTCTCATCTCTATTGGCTCTTGGTTGAATTGCATGAACTACCGTATGCCATTCATCTCTAACACCACGATCATGGATAGCTTGCACTGCGCGACTTACATTTTTATGCCCAAACTCCTGGACTAATGGACCTGTCTGCATCTCAAACTCTCTGTAAACAGTATCCACTGTGTAGCGGTTACTTTGTCCAAGGTAAAACTCTCCAACAGTTTGTGGGTAGAGACGTATTAAGTCATCGTGATCTCTAAATAATAAGGCACATCCAGTTCCAAAAGCAGCCATCTCTTCGTATAAACCATGAAGGACTCTATAAGAGTTAGACCGTGCAAAGACATCTCTTAGTGTTGCCGCTGCCTCATCTAGCCATATACGAACAGGTTGGTAACTCATAAGTTCCCTATCGGACAAAGCTAAATTAAACCACTTCCTAGCAGGGGACGACATGCCAGCCATCATCCCAGCAGCCAAAATGCCTAAAGCCCTGGTCCCCGTGGAATCAAGAATGTCAGTGTTTCTTCTTTCACCCCTATTACGATCTTGGAGAAAATATCTCCCTGACCTGGGGAGTAGGTTGTCAGTTATCTTCCCCCAGTGAGAAATGTAGCTTTCCCTTTCTAGCTTGAGCCGAGCCAACCGTCTCATGTATGTTGCGTTAGTTTGGACTTCTAAATCTGCCATTGTGCCTCCATGCACTCGTTCCCACGGCATCCTTGCCGCAAGGTTGAAAGGTTAAACCAATCGGTTACCACCTAAGTTTAGTTCTTCATCACCTACCCCAGTACTCCCAGTAAGCAGAGTGTTTGGTGTTGCTATACCACTTCTTTGTTTTGCTGACTTTATTGCATTAGCAGTGTCTTTGTTAGCATCCTTTCTAGCTGCTTCCACTTTTGATACAGGCATTGCTGGCATGGCAGGAGGCTTTGGCGGCCCTTGAATTGCCTTT